TTGTGTCTTTGCTGACATATTAATCACCCGCGATTTCATCGAGCAATTCAGCCAGTATTGGATCAAGCTCTTTTGCTACTTTGTCTAGCTTCTCTTGTAAGGTTTGAGACATGTGAGGCCCTTCGTGTATATCGCCGTGTTGCGATAAACCCAGCATACACGATATGTACGAGATGTACAACATCTACAACATTAACGGCGTTCGGCGTGTCTAACGCTCCAGAAGGATGGTGTAGATGTGGTCTAGGCGGGCTTCCAGCCTATTGACCTGCTCCTTGAGACTATGACCGTTGGCCTTGGGCCCTATCTCAGCCATGATTGAGCGCACTATGAACCTGACTGCAGCGTATAGTCCAGACAAGATGGCCATCACGCCTACGATGACGGCCACCCATGCCTGGAGTTCCATATTACTTCTTGCTTACGGTTATGGCTGCATCCTTAGGATCAACGGCGCGCAGTACCGGGCCAATGAAGCCTGCTAGGAGGGCGTTAAGCAGCACTTTAGGATCCGTGATGCCCGCTAAATAGAGAGCTGCTACTGAGGCCAGTGATGCTCTGAGATACGACAAGGCCGCCGTTTTGAGTTGTGAGTTCATTTCTTGTCTCCTTGTATTTTCTTGATTAATGCCTCCGCTTTGGCGGCACTAATATTTATCTCGAAGTGCATTTCATCCTTGCGGTTCTTGTAATCGCCTCCCCAAAGGCAACCATATTTATGAGCCAGGGCCCTGATCATTGGAACCTTAAGTGGATCAAAGGTATTTGTCTGCCCTAAAGGGTGCTTGGACGCGTTTAGATCCAAAGCCGTGCCGGATGAGTGATTGCTTAGCTTGGTGGTCTGACCCCGGATTGGACGGTAACAATATCCCCAGTCATCAAGTGATCCAACATCCAATGGTTCAATCAGCTCGTGAAACTCAGCAGCCAACCCAATGAGCAACGGCGCAACCGCCTCCGCACAACGCAGCTTGATTGCCGTACCTGGCACTGGATAAGACTTAATGCCTAACTCAGCTTGATTCTTTGAGGCTGGCCATCCATTTGCACTTGTTTCCATTAAAGACCAAGTGCCTGTAAATCGTGAGCAGTTAGACCAAGTGCAGAAAGTTTAGCTTGTGCGGCATTTTTTGCGTCCAGTTGTGCCTGCTCTCCTTCGCTCAAAGGATTAGGTAATAAGGCCGCCGCCTCTTGATCAGTCATCTCACGATCAATAATCTCATCAGTTTCAATGTTATGGATTCTTATCATTGGATTTTCCATTATTTTACCCCGTATATTCTGACTGTTCCACCACTAAATGTGCCTGCTGAGGTTTTGATTTGGGTAGTTCCAACGGCTCCCTGTGATTCATAACCGCCTCCGCCCCAAATGCCTTTCCAACCACCACTATAATAATTGCCTGAAAAGTTTAAAGGTTTTCTGCTGCCACCATTTGCATAATTATTTATTAGAATTGCGAAGGAATTACCAGCAACACCTGTGTCACAGGTTTGACCATGACTTAATGGAATGTTTCCGCTGCTGGTGTTTAATGCAGTTGTTGAATCGCTTCTAAATGATGTTAAAAAGTTGTTAGTTGTTAAAGAGTCAAAATTGATTGTGATTGCACCCGCAGTTGTTTGAATTCCTGCATTTTCAATTAAAATTAACAAGTTAACATAAGATGAAGATATGCCAGTGATGCTGGTACTTGAACCGCTTAAGGTTGTTGTGCTGAGAAGTGTCATACCGCCGCCTGGTACGGTGGCCCATTTTAATCCTGTTGCCTGTGCCGAATCAGCCGTTAACACGGTATCGTTTGCCCCTACTGCTAGACGGGCTGGTGTGTCTGCTCCACTAGCTGCTACTAGATCGCCCTTAGCGTCCACAATGCTATTTTGAATGGCGTTGCTATCGTCAAAACCAACCCAGGCTGCACCTGAATAGGTCAGCACCGCATCGGTGTCTTTAAGGTAGCAGCACTGCCCTTCTTGCGGCGAGGTTATAGCTGCATCCCGAGCTGCTGCTGAGGCAAAGACTAGAACGCCCTGCATCAAGTAGCCATTAGTGTCTGCGGCAGTTAAAACCTCCCCGGTTGTGAATGTCTTAAAGCCAAGTCCTGCTGCCATATTTCCTCCTTAGTAACTCAGCACACTGGTATCAAGTATGCCATGAAGCGTGCTATTTAGAATGAAACCATCGATTATGGGTTCAAGTGTCGTCATGCGTACCCGCCAGGAATTCGGTGTGATTTCCATCGACTTACCGAATACTTGTAGGGTCTTTGTCAGGGTTGTAGATCCTGGCTGGTTTGTGGTGATGGTTACTGGATCAAAGTAATCCAAATCTAAGGCTGCAATGATCCCGGCATCGTAGTTGGCCGTGTATAAATCCAGGAGGATTTCGTCACATCTCACGCTTGTCTCAGATCTTGACGCGACATAAGCCTGAGCGTAGTTAAGGGCGGTGGCCGTGTCCTGCATCAGCAGGTTTTGCTGGTTGTAGGAATGCAGGAAGTACTTGGCAATACTGGCTGCATTTGACGCGTTTTGAGTGGCCAGGCCTGTGGCAGTAATATTGGCTTCGTTATACACCAGGGTGTCGTTTGTGACCCAGGTGGCGTTGAAGTAATCAATCTCCGTGCCGTTATCGTTAAAAAGTACTGGGGGCGCAGCTACGCTGGAGGCAGTGAGGTTCCTATCCTGAAAGACGAAGGATCCGGCGGCATCCACATAGAAAGCCCCGAATTCTGTGGTCTCGATTGTTTGACAAGCCGCGAGAGCGGTTCGGGCCGTGCCCGGATCTGCCTGCACTGTGGTTAAGCCCGGATCTACATCCCTCATGGTGGCTGGCCAAGAGATGGCATCAAGTAAATTGTTAATTCTTGCCCCGGTCAGTTGCCCCGCACTGGTTCCCGCCACGGTAGAAATCTGAGCGTTCTGGGCCAGTCTGAAGGCATCCACTGCATTTATGACAGTGTAAACAACATCTCCCACGGCGGATTGTGGGGTCGTGGTTGTGTAAGAAGTAATGAAGCCGCTGAAGACTGGGTAGGTCACGCCGCTATAGGTTGCGGTTATCTGAACCTTTCGCATCGGTGTGAGAAGCTGATAATAAGGCCCTCCGGCGTTCATTGGGTTAAAATCACCGTTCTGATCAATAATGCGCAGGGAAAGCGTGCCAGTCTGGAATTGGTCTGCCTGGGCATTTCTGCCGCGCCTGGTGCTGATGGAATTAACGACATTAGACACATCAACAATGATCGAAGATGCATCGGCAAGAATGTTCGTGCCAAGAATGCCCTGATCTAAAATAAATGCCTGGGCAAAGCTAGGTCCCGTGCTGAAGTTGATATAGGCGTTAATCACTGGCATTGTCATGCTGAAATTGCTCCCGCATAAGTCGTCAAATTACCTCGGCGCGCAATTTCATTCAACGCAGCCTGAACTGCATCAACAATTACATTCTCATCCGCTAAAACTGGCCCTGTATTAACTATGACTGTTGGCCCATTCAAAACATTGTTGTCATAATTAGCATCTTTATTTTGAGTTGGATTGAAGGTAACGCCAGGAATGCCATTCAAATTGAGTAACATGGCTTGAAGACTGGCTAGGTAGTCATCATAATTCCGGTCCATGTTTTGAGTTGGATTGTATGTAACCCCCGCCACGCCAAAGCTAGGTGCTTGCATATTGGCAAGTTTGGAAGCTGCGTTACTTGCCGAAGTTGCTAGATATTGCAAAGCTGATGCAGCAAGTAATTCTTGTTTCAATTTATCAGCCTGTGCTTTGACTAAAGCATCATTCGCAGCTTGAGCAGATGCCCCAGTTTCATCCAAAATGGCAATCTGAGCACGAATGCGCGCCTTAGTTTCTTCATCAGTTGCCTGATTCAATGCAACATTTAGCCCAATGCGTTCTAAATCAAACTTTTTCTTGAGCGCATCTAAAGCCGCCTGATCCTTTTTCATTTGAGCTTCTTCTTTGGTGGCTTTGTTCTTGGCAGAAAGCATGCTCAATTCATCAGCTTTAGCCTTCTTTAATTTCAAAGCAGCAGCTTTATCAGCCTCAGCCATATATTTATTTGCCGCTGCGCCACCATACTGGCGGCGTGCCAGCATGTCAGATTTAGCATTAGCCTCGTTGAATTCGCGAGTTTGAGTGAATGGGTTTGTGCCCTTTTTGTTATAAATAAAGAACCCTGCGATTGTGGCTAAACGGCTGAGTTTAACGATTGCGTCACTGATCCCCTGGGCGAAGGCATCGATTCCTTTAAGCGCGCCTTCAAATCCGTTGGCCCCACCTAATTCAGTCATTGCCTGAAGTAAGCCTTTGCCAATCGTCTCTT